AGACCTTTACCGATGTGCCAGTAGGCACATCAGAAAGGAGTCCAACATGCGTAAGATAAGAGGGGCCTTACTCGCCACCGCTCTATCGGTGGCACCGGCCTACGCGGACGTTATACTCGATCCACATCTCAGTGGAACGGGCATTAACGTAATTACTGAAAGCTCTGACCTCTTTGAAGTGGTTGGAGGCTTTAACGGCCAGAACCTTGATCATGTCATCTACAATGACCTGACACCTGGGTTCACTTCAGCGTCAAACGGCAATGACATTAAGATCGGCAACACAACTGCTGTGTTCTTCGAAGTGTTCGATCCGGCCAATAACCTACTCGGGACCACCACACAGGTGTTCTCGTTGAAAGGCACTGGCGATGTCACGGCCATAGTGACGTTGAACGATAAGGTCGTGCCGTTTGATCTAGGTGTGATTGATCCCAATGCTCAATCGGGGTTCACTTTCACTGCGATCAATGGCGAAGTGATCGACGGCATCTTGCTGCTCGATAATGGAGGTATGATTAGTGACTTCGAGCACAATCGTATCGACATAGCTGCAGTTCCAATCCCGGCGACCCTCTGGTTGTTTGGAACGGGACTTCTGGGCCTTGGTATGTTGCAGATGAAGCGTGATAAGAAGCACGCATGAAGAACAGGTGGGGGCTTAACGGCCCCTGCCACTTACGCCGAGGTAGCTCAGTTGGTAGAGCATTGCGCCGAAAACGCAAGTGTCGCTGGTTCGATCCCAGCCCTTGGCACCAACACAAGCGGAGTCAAAACAATGTCGATCAGCAAGTGGTACGTTCAGGTGATTGGGCCATATGACAGCACCTTCATCGGTCCATTCGACTCTCGTGGTCAAGCGGTAAGCTGGCAACTTAGGCAGCCCACCCGCTTCGACTACTATCCTATGTCCGAAGAGGGCATGAAGAAGAACATCGACGAGTTCGGGCCATGCAAAATCGAGAGCCCCGAAATCCACCTCGGCAACTCGGACTATGCGTTCAGGGGGCATCAATGAAACAGTTTGAAATCCTCCCAATGCCCACTGAACTCGATATCCCCGAGTGGATCGAGGACATGAGGATTGATTGGATGGAGGGGTGGTCCAATCGTCCCCGCACCCTGCTTAAATGTGCGCAGGGCTGCCACGATTGGCCCCACGAGCAATGGCATTACGAACAAAATACTTGGACGACCATGAGTGATGACGGTCGGCTCAAGCAATTCGGCGCGGGACCAGCCGAAGAACTCAACGAGGGCGACGGACATACGAAGCCCGGTTGGATGACTAAACAGGAACGGGGCTTTGCGGGCCGCTGGTTTGAGATACAAGCAGAACCCAACGCCGTACCGCGGCCAGAGTTAACGTGCCGCGTGTACCTTCGGGGACCGTGGCATGGAGGTGCTCCCGCCGGTTATGTCGAGGTCTACACGTTCGAGCCGGAATACCGGGCCAAGGATCGGAACTGGTGGGAGTGTACCGGATGCTTCGGGCTCTTCATCACCAACCAGCTGTGGGCGCGGTGTATGGCCAGGATGTATCCCGACCACAAGATCGCATTCGTTATAGAGGATGGCTGGGTCCCGCGCCTCGAGCCCATGAAGCCCGAATGGACAGAGCCAAAGATGTGGAGTCAGAAATGAAGAAGTCTGAGACCATGGATAAGATCAGAGACAACACGGTGATATTCGCTAATGTTGTTATCAGGCATATGATGGAACTCGATAAACTGTCGATCGAGTCCAAGGGTGATGTTGTTATCGAGACCCTCAAACTCTTGACGAACACTTACAAGGTGGACACCCTGAGTAAGGTGGTCAGGCTGTTCACCGATCTCGTGGATAAAGTAGACGGCGACACCGATAAGTTCGCTGTGCAATCGACCCAGATCCTAATCGGATTGATTGATACTGTGGAGAAGCTCGAGAAGAATATCGCGAAAACAACCGAGCGGCTCCAGAACTTAATCGAACTGCTGAAGCCGGAGAAAGAGAAATGACATATCCAGTCCCATCATACGCGGCGAATATCTGGATCGTCGGCGACAAGTTGTGGATCGGGTTCCCCTCCCAAGTGGAGGGGGCTCGCGCCCACAACGTAGCATTCCCTATCACCGTCAAGGGGTTGGAGGCGGCAATCACCATCTTGAAGCACCGCAATGACAGTGAACCACGCGAGATCGGAACCAAGGGCGCGCCGACTGGAGTGGAAATCGAAAAGGCGCTCGCCAGTGACAAGGCGTATAACGAGTTCCTGCAACGGATGAAAACGGAGCAGGTCGATAACGCCGAGTTAACCAAGGACCTAGAGGAGTTGGGATTATGAATGAGCAGTCTAGGAAAGAGATCACAGAGATCGTTAGAACACTCAGCGATTGCAGGACCAAGGTCGAGGTCCTCAAGGACACCGAAGAGGAGAAGCTCGAGGATATGCCTAACAACCTCAAACAGGGTATGGAGGAGGCTATCGAGAACTTCCGCAATGCGGTAGACGATATCGACAATGCCATATCGTCACTGGAGAACATAACATGACAGTGGTCGAACGGGGCAACCCTTACGATGTGGTGACGGCTGCGCTCAAGACAGCTAAGAATAGTATTGAGCAGGCCGAAATCGAATTGGACAGAATACGGAGCATCAATCGTATTCTGACCGAGCAGGTACAGCAAATGCGTGCCGCATACGAAACTATAACCTCGACAGTTGGGGACCAAAGCAACACGTTCCTGACATTCGCAAAGCAACAGGGCGCGCCAAAGGACACGCCGATACCTGCATTCCTAATTGAAAAGCAGCCTAATAACGGTTAATACTTTGCGAGGGGAAACCCTCGCGTTTGGCAATTTTGTGAGGATGAAAAATGAGCGTACCAATTAAATCAGAGATGTACTCCCGCTTAATGGAGCACCTCCGTAAAGCGCAAGAGGATGCGGCCATGTTGGCCCATCTCAATAATGCCGAGGGCGACGGACCCGGCAGAGTCCTCGCTAAGGGTTGGCTGAACGTAAGCGAGGGCTTAAAACATATGCAATGGGCTGTAACGCGACTAGCAAAGAGGAGCATCCAATGATCTACGTTCTTGTAATTCTTCTCTGCGATCCGTCGGGGGAGTGCTCGTGGCAATCGACAAAGCTGCTATTCAAGGACAAGGCGGCTTGTATGGCGGTCGGCAGAACGCAGAAGGAAAAGACCGACTGCGAAATAGCACAGGACTTTAAGGGGAGGGGTGAGTGACTTACCTCATCCTTCACAAGGTCCGGGGCGAGCCAGCTTTCGACATCGCAGATCGAATTAAGTGTCCGATCTGCGAGCCCATAAAGCAGGGCCTAGACGTATCGACCTCGCTTGAATGCAATGCCTGCGAGGGCTCAGGGTACTGGTGGATCATTCCTACCAGCGGGCACCGTGCTTACCCTCACGAGTATTGGGACCTCGAGGACCTATTCGATGGGTCCGACTACCCGCACGACCACCCTTGGACGCATGATACAGTGCCCGAGGAACTACGCGACCACTACCATATTGAAGCCAAGCCAGTTGTTCGACCACCCAGTAAAACCACATCAATCGACCTGGAGGATATCCTATGAGCAAGTACTTCCTTGTTAAAGAGGACGGCACCCGCCTCGACGCTACGGAGGAGCAAGAACTGATCGTCGATAAGGTGCTTACTCAAAAGAACAACCTGATAATCAATGCACTTGCAGGGGCCGCCAAGACCAGCACCTTGGAGTTCATCTGCAAGTACCATCCCGTGATCCCGATCCTCTCCCTCGCCTTCAACAAGCGGATCGCGGTGGAGATGGAAAAGCGGCTCCCAGGTAACGTCAAGTGCGCCACGCTGAATGCGATCGGCCACAGAGCCTGGTCCGCGACCTGCGTCAAGAAGCTCACCCTTGACGACAAGAAATCATATAATATTTTGAAGGAGTTAGTGGATGAACTCAGACCATCGAAAAGGGAAGAAGCATACGATACATTCGGAGATACCCTCAAGCTCATTAAGGAGGCAAAAATTCGAGGTTATATACCTAACGGGCTGCATCCCCATGCGCGCAGGCTCTGTTCCTCCGATAAGTTCTGGGGAACCACCGAAGAGGAATGTGAGCCCAATCAAGTCGCCCTCGTCGATGAAGCCGTTACCATTTCCATCAAGCAATCCTATAATGGCCTCATCGACTTTGACGATCAGATATATATGCCGACACTGTTTGGAGGAACATTTCCACAGTTTCCGCTTGTCTTGGTCGATGAGGCTCAAGATCTCTCACCTATTAACCATGCCATGCTTGAGAAAATCGTCACTCAGCGAATCATTGCTGTTGGAGATCCGTGGCAGAGCATTTACGGTTTTCGAGGAGCCGTGGCTAATGGAATGGAGAGTCTCAAAAGACGTTTCGAGATGGAAGAGCTTACACTCTCTGTGAGTTTCCGGTGCCCTATCCAGGTGGTCAAAAATGCACACAACCGAGTCCCCCATATGCGGTGGCCAGCCTGGGCCAAAGAAGGAGAGGTCAGTGTCCTACCCATTTGGTCAGCCCAAAAGATCCCCGATTACTCGGCTATCATCTGCAGAAACAATGCCCCATTGTTCTCGTGCGCTCTTGATCTTCTCAGGTACGGCCGCGGTATACATCTCGTTGGTAGCGATTTGGGTCCTGCTCTCGTAAAGGCCCTGCGAAAGATGGGCGAGGACTCAATGGATCGGATGGAGGTCCACACCGCTATCAGCCGGTGGGAAGCGGAAAAGCTGAAGAAGTCCCGATCGCCGGGTGCTGTTAAAGACAAAGCGGACTGCCTTCGTGTATTCGCAGACTTCGGCGATAACCTAGGCCAGGCCATTCGGTACGCCGAGACCCTCTTCGCCACCAAGGGACCGATCCAACTTCTCAGTGGACACAAATCGAAGGGTCTCGAATGGGAGACTGTGTATCACCTTGATCCTTGGCGGATACCTTCACCGTTCGCCGAGGAAGGAGGCGAGTCCTACGAACAGGAACTGAACGTCCGGTATGTGATCGAGACGCGGGCGAAGCATTCCCTGTTCTTGGTCAATCTAACGGAGCTGATGGAATGAGTACACTCAGGAACATCAATTCTTTCCCAGACGTGGAGCACATTCTAAGTAACGCTCTTAGTTCAGAGAAGGGATTGGCGATTGAGTTTGATACCCCGGCTGATGCTCATCGTTTTATCAGTCGGGCCAACTCACTACGAGTGCTCCAGAGAAAGAAGAACCTTGAACTTCCAGAGGGCGATCCAATGCACGGGTGCTCCCACTACGATCTGCTGTACATACGGCACATTCACAAGGGCACCCGTGTTGTGATAGAGGTCTTGCGTCCAATGGAGAACTTAAGGATCGAGAAACTTTGATGTTTGTCAACGGCTGAAAAAAGTTTGGGAGGAACCGAAAATACTTGTTGACAAATCGGCGACACGTCAATACCATAGCATCGTACCAATGTTCCAACCGACACAGGAGTTAACAATGGAACAAATCACAATAGCAGGCAAGATTTTCAGCGCTCCGCTTCGCTATGAAGAGGGTCATGAACTGAACGCCAACGAGGCTGCGGCTCTTAATCAGACCTATCACGAAAACCTCCGCAATAACTTCGCTAACAAGGTCAAAGAAGCGGCCGAGAATGGCAATTATGACCAGATAGCGATGCAGCGTCAGTTCGCTGAGTATGCCGAGGCGTATCAGTTCGGCCTGCGTATCGGCGGCGGTGCAGTCCGTGATCCGGTTATGAGCGAAGCCCTGCGTATGGCCAAGATCCGGGTCAAGGAGAAGCTGACCGCGGCGGTCAAGACGCCAGGCAACAAGCACTACGGGAAGAAGCTGTCCAGCTTCGAGGCGTCGGCGATCACTGAAGCCGCGAAGAAGCTCATTGACCGTGATCCGAAGATCATGGAAAAGGCCAGAGAGCGTGTTGCGGACCTTCAGGCGGCGGCGTCCGAGGATCTCGCGGACCTCGTTGCTGATATCCCGGCTGAGGCATCTGCCGCCTAATGTCTATTGGGCTGCACATATGGTATGCTGCGTTGGCAGCTCAGGTCGGGGTCGTCCTTGAGTGCGACGATCCCGATTATACCAAGCAGCGCCTGTACGCTTTGCGTACTGAAGCCGGTGATCCAGACCTGGAGTCAATCTCCATAGTTCAGTCCCCCTCCGATCCGGCCCACCTCTGGCTCGTCAAGAGAGACCCCCATGCAACGTAAAGAGAAGAGACCTCTCGAAAAGGTCACACTGAATATGTTTAAGGGTGACTTTGCGCGACTCCGCGAGCTTCACGGCCGCGTTGGTGCTGGCAAAGTTATCAGGCGGCTCGTTGAGGGCCACATAGCGCGCGTCGAACAGACTGCGCCGCTCGACCGCGAAATCGCAACAGAGGGAGTTGATTCATGACTGATATAGCAACACTGTTCCAGACCGATCCGTTGAAACTGACCAAGGCCGATATCACTGAGATCATCAAGCACTATCGGCTCGCGTCGGCCAACTTCGCCAACGGTGACAAAGCCGCTGGCAACGCGAAGAAGATCCCCGGCACCAAGCCCGTAAAGGAGAAGAGTATAAACCTCGACGATATTCTCGACTGAACCAGCACAGGGAGTCAAACCAGTGACATCACCGTTCTTACCAGGGACCAAGGTACAATTCGCTTGGGACTCTACCAGTTTGGGCTGGCTCAAGACCTGCCCCCGCCTCTACCAGTACTCCATGATTGATCAGTGGGTTATGAAGGGGGAGCGCCTCCATCTTAAATATGGGCTGCTCTACCACGGCGCGCTCGAGTTCTATGATCGGACTCGTGCACAGAACTTCAACCACGAAGAGGCCCTCATCGACACGGTGCAGAAGGTGCTCGTGGATACCTGGGAGTCCCCGCGATCAGCCGAGGACCCAGCGGAGATGATCGCCAACAATGGCAGGCCGTGGAAAACGGACCACCCTCAAAAGAACCGCGAGACCCTGATCCGCTCCGTGATCTGGTATCTCGATCAGTTCGGGGACAAGGACCCTGCTCAGACGGTGGTCCTCCAGAGCGGTAAGCCCGCCGTCGAACTCACCTTCAAGATGGAGTTGGATTGGGGGCCTAAATCATACTATTCCGTTGACGATATCTCGTTGGCTCCCGGCGCGTTAAACTTCTCGACCGGAACCAAGGTTCCAAATACCCAGCCTTATATCCTCTGCGGCCACCTCGATCGAGTCGTAACCTATGCGGGCGGCACCTATGTTATGGATCGCAAGACGACAGGTTCCACCATATCTTCAAACTACTTCGACGGTTTTACTCCTGACAATCAAATGTCCCTCTACTCAATGGCTTCGAAGGTCATTTATAAAACACCTGTTCAGGGTATCATTATTGACGCAGCACAGATTGCAGTTGGCTTTACTCGTTTACAACGAGGCTTTGCATATCGCACTGACGCTCAGATTGACGAGTGGCTCGAAAACACCAAGCACTGGCTCAACCTCGCCGAGTTCTTCGCCAAGGAGGACTTCTGGCCCATGAACGACAAGTCGTGTCACCAATACGGAGGCTGCCCCTTCCGCCGTGTCTGTTCAAAAGACCCTAATGTTCGTAAGAACTTCCTCGAGACAGACTTCGAGAGGCGAGAATGGAACCCACTCATACCACGATAGCCCACTGCCCCGATCACCCAAAGGCAGCCATCATTCACACATACTACAGATGCAACAAAACCCTGACATACGATCACCAGTGGTTTTGTGAGGTCTGTAGGAGGGAGATTCCAAATGCCTGTATTGACACCACCAAAACAGACCAACTTAGTCAAGCTCCTGCTAATTGGTGATTCTGGCACAGGCAAGACAGGAGCCTGTGCGTCCCTTGTGAAGGCCGGTATGCGCCTTCGCATTCTGGACATGGATAACAAGGTGGAAAGTGGCATACTTCCTCAAATCATCCTCAGAGACTGCCCCAACAGAATCGGAAACGTGGACTTTGAGGCTTTTCGTGATAAATACAGGGCAACAGCAGCGGGTTTTGTCCTGGACGGAATTCCTCAAGCTTTTACGAAAGCTCTTGCGCTCCTCGACAAATGGTCAGATGGAAGTAACCCTGCAGAGTGGGGAGCGGATACGGTTCTCGTGGTTGACTCGCTCACGTTCCTGGCAGATGCAGCATTTAACTGGGCGAAAGGAATGAACCCCAGTGCGAAGGACCCGCGACAGTGGTACGGTACGGCACAAGACGCTGTGGAGCATGTCCTTGCACAGCTGACCGCGCCCCATTTTAAGACTAACGTAATCGTGATATCTCACGTCACATGGGTTGACAGGCCCGACGGTACAATGAAGGGCTATCCGTCAAGCGTTGGTAAGGCACTTGGGCCGACCATACCAGCGTACTTCGAGAATATGGCCTTGACTCAGACTGCCGCTGGTGGCAAACGCACAATTCAAACTGTGCCGACGGCACTAGTGGACCTCAAGAACCCAGCCTCTTTCAAGATGGCTCCGACTCTGCCCATCGAGACTGGACTGGCCGACTTCTTTCGCACAATCAGATCATAAGGAAACACAACATGGCCTCCTTTGAAAGTATCCTCGACAAACCAGTAGACGCAATCAAACCACCAGAAGCACTCCCAGTTGGAACATACCTCTGTATCGTGGACGGTCCCGGCGAGTACGTCAAAGTCGGTAAGAACGACACTCCAGCATTTCGTGTCGCCTTCAAGCCGCTTCAGGCGCAGGCCGATGTGGATCAGGAAAAGCTCGCTGAGATCCTTAATGGACAGGCTCTCAACGACAAGAAGATCAACGCCAACTTCTTCGTCACTGATGCAGCTTCCTATCGACTGAAAGACTTCTGCATCGACTCTCTTGGTATCGAGGGCACCGGCAAATCGTTGCGCCAGGTAGCCAGCGAGATCCAGGGTAAACAGGTTCTTGTTAACCTCGGCCACCGTGCCAGCGATGACGGTAAGGCCATCTACAACGAGGTGAAGAGCTACGCCAGAGTCTGAGGCACGGTTGATACCAACCCCGCTGTGCCTTGGAGCCCCCCGCCGGCTGCTTGACTCCCAGCCGGTGGGGGGACCATCCAGTGAAAGAACCATACCTTTGATTTTCTCAATAATATGGTGGAATAACTGATGAAAAAATTAGCCAAGGATGTGCCGATGCCGAAGGGCAAATGCCTAAACTGCGGCAAGAATTTGAACATGGCGGCTGGCGTTGTTGATATACTTAGCCCCGACGAGCACCATCCAGAGCCCGGTGATGCAACAATCTGTATTGATTGTAGTCACGTCATGGTGTTCGACAAGAACCTCAATCTTCGCGAGCCAACTATCAGCGAGCTTCTGGAATTTTCCAGCGATGATAGCGTCGTTGAGGCAATGAGGATAATTAAGTTAGCAAGGAAAAGTGGCAAACTAAAGTGAGGAGAGACGGCGCTATGACGAGCGGACACTTCCATTCAATTCCAATCAGCTCCATCACCGTCCATCGGGAAGGGAGACAACGACGTGAGCTTACTGATATCCAAAATCTTGCAGATAGTATCCGGCGTCTTGGTCTTATTAATCCCATTACTATTACTCGCGATAACGTATTGGTTGCTGGAGAGCGACGCTTGGCTGCTTGTAAAGTTGTGGGCTATACCAGTGTTGCTTGTCAGTACATTGATGAGCTTGAGCCTAGCACACTACGAGCTATCGAATTGGAAGAGAACATCAAACGACAGCAGCTCGAATGGCAAGACGAGTGTCGAGCAATAAGAGAGTATCATGCGCTCAGGAAATCAGAGAACCCAGAGTGGTCACTCGACGACACCGCCAGTGCTATCGGGCTCGACGCGGGCCACATATCCAAGCGAATATTCGTTGCAGATAACCTACATAACCCTCGCGTGGCAGCAGCACCAAAGTATTCTGTTGCACTCGGTGTGGTGGAACGAGCACACGCAAGAGCAACAGACAATCTCATGGCAAGTCTAGCTGCGCCACCACCTAAGCGAGAAGAGTCCATTATTAACACATCCTTCCTAGAATGGGCACCGGACTACACCGGACCCAAGTTCAATCTCATCCACTGTGACTTCCCATTCGGCATAGGGGCAGACAAGTTTAATCAGGGGGCCGCACCACTCCATGGAGGCTACCATGACACCGAGGACGTATTTTTCTCTCTCCTTCATTGCCTACTCAGCTGCACTGATCGTATTTCTACTGAATCCTGCCACATCATGTTCTGGTTCAGTATGCACTACTATCAAGATATTCTTAGCGCTTTCAGCGGGAGTGAGTGGGATATTGATCCTTTTCCTCTTGTCTGGGTTAAGTCTGACAACATCGGAATCCTCCCCGACCCACAACGAGGACCTCGACGAATTTATGAGACGGCGTTATTTGGGAGTCGCGGCGACCGTAAAATCGTTAGAGCAAAGTCGAATGCAGTCTCGTATCCGAGCGAACGAGACATACATATGTCCATTAAGCCTGAACCCATGTTGGCACACTTCTTCGAGATGTTCGTGGACTCGAGTACCCGACTCCTCGACCCTACATGCGGAAGTGGAAGTGCGTTGCGTGCTGCTGAAAGATACGGTGCGTCTTACGTTATCG